TCCACTATTTCGTGCGTCTGGTCTACGTTCTTGGTTAATGGGCTTATCCCATTCAGTTTTTGCCTGTTCGCCAATCATTCCATCGATAGGGCATGGTGTACCTGCATCCATCATAGCTGTAAAAATTCTAGGATCTTGGCACATTACTGATACTGCTGCCACCTTCATTCCCATATCATATAGTGTCTTAGCATTTTTAAGCTTTTCACAGTTCATGTCTCTGATGGTGGATCCAGCAGATATGCCAAGGATCTGTGTTTGCACAGCCCCCGAAATTCCGATTGTGCATAAGTCTGAATTTGAAGAATTTATGCTTGGTGAAATAGCAGAAGGTGGTGCTGAAATTATAGTCGATGTAGATTCTGATGTTGTATCAACAGTACTCTCTGTGTAATTTTCAGTTACTATTGGATCAGTTTGTGAAAATGCAATGTTAGGAAACATGAAGAACGCTATTACAAATAGAATCTTTTTAATCATTTTATATCCTCAAATATCAAAAAGTTTGCGTGAGGAAATAACTTCGAAAAATGTCTTACTTTTCTGATTATTAAGAGTGTTATAATTCTTAAGGGTTATTTCAGAATAAGTTGGGCGATAATGAAGGGTTCTTTCTTTAGGAATACACAGCAATTGACCTGTAGTCTTCATTGCCTTTCTTTTCTCATCCATACGAATAGGGTTCATCTGAGGATCTTTTTCGGGTCTGGAAGAAAGCACTTGTAGCATGTCTTCTGGTGTCTTGATCGATTTTAATTGTTTTAAGACAATTGCCATACGAGTTTCCGAAGACTTACGAGAAGCTTTTTCGTGCGGATTATCTTTATTGTTCTGATAACCAGCCCAAGGCATATCGATACCATGATTGGTTCTTACGATACCGTCTGTCTTTTTTAGTTTTTTGAAGGTGTACTCATACTTCTTATTTGTTGTGTGATAATCTTTAAATGCTCCTTCAAGAATGTAGCATTCGTTATCATCCGCAATAATTGTATTGCCGGGAATCTGTAGTTTAATGAGAGTATTCAACGCAGATTTTGCGGTCTTTCTAAAAAGAGCAGTTCTTATTCTGATACCATCAGGTGCATAATATGTTCTTTCAGATTGATCATCAGAGCCAGCAGCAACACCTTCTTTCTCATCCTTCTTGACCATGATAGATGCAGAAAGAATAGCTACGCCATATTCATTTACACCTTCAGTATAACGTGTTTTATCGTCTTGCATATACAGTCTTTGTATACCGTTTCGATTAGATTGTTTAATAGAAACAACAGGCTTGTAGTTACGATCCCTGTTTTTAGCAAGAACCCAACCATATTCAGGAAGATATTTTGCAACGACAACACACATGTTGACTCCTGTTGACAGTAAATAAGATTACTGTTATTTATGATAAAGAAGGAGTTAAAGATGAATAACTACGTAATTTACACTCAGGACAACTGTTCATATTGCGTGAAGGCAAAGGATCTTATTAAAGATAAAGGGCATACGTATACTGAGTATGTTTTAGGAAGAGACATTACCAAGACAGATCTTTTTGAAATGTTTCCGGGCGTGAAGACTGTTCCTATTGTTGTACTGGATGGTGAAAAACTTGGTGGTTATCAAGAATTAACTGAATCCGTAAATAGAATGTTGCTTAAGGGATAGAATGGTAGAAATTGAAAGAAACGAACTGAGTCAGAATGCTATGGGTGGGACAGAACTCATGGCAACTGCTCTAGCTGAGAGACTTGATTCAAAATTGGCGGACAAGTTTCAGATTATATGTTCAAGAGTCAGGGATCTTGATGAGAACAAGATCCCTATTTTATGGCTACACGATCTTCCAAATGATCCTGAATCTCAGCATTTGGCTAATAAAGAAAGTAGAGATAGATTTGCTAAGTTTGTTTTTGTGTCAAACTGGCAAATGAACGAGTACATTCATACGTATGGTCTGGATTGGGATGATTGTTATGTTATTAAAAATGCAATTGAACCAATAGAACTTAAGGAAAAGCCCAAGGATGGAATTGTTAGAATGATTTATCATTCAACACCACATCGTGGCCTTGAGTTGCTAATTCCATCTTTTGAATATCTTGCAGAAAAGCATGATAATATTGAGCTTGATGTGTATTCAAGTTTTAATTTGTATGGATGGCCAGAAAGAGATAAGCCATACGAAGATCTTTTTGATAGATGCAGACAGCATCCAAAAATTCATTATCACGGATCTCAACCCAATTCTATAGTAAGAGAAGCCTTAGCAAAGGCTGATATTTTTGCTTATCCAAACATTTGGCCTGAAACGTCGTGTCTTTGTGCTATTGAAGCTTTAGATGCTGGTTGTTTGATGCTGGCACCCAATTATGCAGCACTGCAAGAGACTGCAGCTTCTTGGGGCATTACTTATCAGTGGACACCTGATAACAACAAACACGCAAACATGTTTACATCTATTTTGGATAATATGGTAAAAACTTTGTCCGAAAGCAAAGATGAAGCAGAAAATATGATTTCTCAGCAGAAGCTTTACTATGACAATTTTTATTCGTGGAATGTTAGAACGCAAGAATGGAATCAGCTATTGAATAATATTTTATGGGAAAAAAATGAACTCAAATAATGTAATTAGTTTTGGCAAAGACCCAAAAAAAACTGAAGATAAAAAAGATATCGATAAAGACTTATTGAGTCTTAAGTCTTCTTATTGTGATGAAATGTCAAACGAAATCTTTGGCATTGTTATGAGAATTATTGAAAGAAGTGGTCATATGGACCACGTTGATACAGAAGACGAAGGGTTTTTTGAAGAACTTCAGCCTAGATTGGCAATGATCAAAGAGTCTCTTTTTGCTGTGTTTTGTCTTCTTGAAGATGTTGATTATGATCTTTCACCTATATTTGATAATTTGTATGAGCCGATTGGGTTTACGGAGGATGGCATAAACACTCATCTCTTCGTTTCTGTGAATAATAAATATAGAGATAAACTAATTGATATGACTAAAGAATATTTGGAAAACAAGGATAACAATGGTTAGAAAAAGTGTTTCTGAGATCTTGCACGAAATAGGCGAACAAGCTTCTTTCCAAGATCGTGTTAAAGTTATGAGAAGCTATAGAGGCAATAATCCTCTTAGAGCTATTTTAAAATATGCATTTGATCCGAGAATTAAGTTTCTTCTACCTGAAGGAACGCCTCCATATAAAGAGAATGATTTTCCGGATCAGCAGGGGAATTTGTATTACCACTTCAAAAAGCTATACTTGTACATCGAAGGCGGCAACACAAACATTAATGATTTAAAAAGAGAAAGTCTTTTTATTGGTATGTTAGAAACTGTCGATAAAGACGATGCTAAAATTTTAATTGGAATGAAAGACAAAGATATTCCGGTTAAAAACGTAACCCAGAAACTAACAGAAAGAGCCTTCCCGGACCTATTCCAATGAAAAGACGATCTAATAAAAAATCAGATGTAATCGAAGACCAGTACTATGATGAATTTGAAGATATTAGTTTTCAAAAACATAAAAGACAAAAGAATCTGAGTAGGAAAAAGAATGATCCTTACGTGGATGATTACAGGGATGAGTGGAACTAATGCCATTATACACGTTTAAAGATAAAGACACAGGTGAATTTTCGACAGAAATTATGTCTTTCTCGGATAGAGAAAAATATCTAGAGGAGAATAAAAATCTTCAGCTTTGTCTTGCTACCCCCGGTTTTGCGGACCCCCATACAATGGGAAGAATAAAACCGGATGATAATTTTAGAGATCTGTTAAGAGAAACTAAAAAAGCCCACAAAGGTAGCACAGTTAATACATTTTAGGATTTTGAATGGCTAGAAAAATTAAACAAAAAAACGCCAATTATATTAAAGAACAGAAAAGACAAACTTTTGAAAATTCATTAATTATAGATAACGTTAGACCAAAGACTGAAAACCAGAAAAAGATTTTCAGTNATTATTTTCAAAAGAAAAATGTGTTGGTTCATGGTCTTCCCGGAACAGGTAAGACATTTATTAGTCTGTATCTGGCACTTAAAGATCTTTTATCAGAATCAAAGATTGAAAAGGTTCTTATTGTTAGAAGTGCCGTATCTGCAAGAGAACTAGGGTTTATGCCCGGTTCTGCCAGAGATAAGATGCGAGCATACGAAGAACCTTATTATGAAATTTGTTCCAAGTTGTTTGATAGGGACGACGCATATATGCAGCTTAAGATGAGAGGTATGGTAGAGTTTTCTCCTACATCTTTTCTTAGAGGGGTGACTTGGGAAAATCACGTTGTGATTATTGATGAGGTTCAAAATTTAAATGATCATGAAATATCAACAGTGATTACCCGTATGGGTCAAGGATCTAGAATTATGTTTTGTGGCGATTTCAGGCAGTCTGACTTTGTTACTAAAGGTCAGGAAGAAAGCGGAATTAATAATCTATTTAAAACAATTCGTTTGATGCCATCTTTTACACATGTTGAGATGGGTATTAACGATGTTGTCAGAAGTGGACTCGTTAAGGAGTATCTTGAGGCAAGAATTGAATTGGGTCTCATTTAAAATAATATATGAAAAATACTATAGAAACGTACAGAAAATTTGGACTTGCGGTTGAGAACATGGTACTTGACTCTGACATAACCTACATGGAAGCTATCATGGAGATTATGAAACGTGAAAACTTGGAAGAAGAGATTATATATAAGATGATCAAGAAGAGTCCTGTTTTGAAAATAAAGCTAGAACTTGAAAGTCGAAAGTTTAACCTTCTCCAAAGAGATGCAAATACGGCGATATTGTGACACCATTCAAATGTTATAAGCTCTACTTAGCCCTGAAACAACACTTCAAAACGGAGTCTTATGATTTTTTTAAATACAACGGAAAGGTAAATGCAAATGAAGATTCTTTCACAAAACGTAAAGATTATTATCTCTTTACTAAAATGGCCTCTAGACAAAGTATACAAACTTTGCTTGTATCTGTATTGTCAGATGACCCTAATTTTTACGTCACGGACATCATCTCTGAACGAGGTGAAAAAATCCACAAAAGGTGGCAAAAGTACCAGCAAAGCTTCGACTACAGCTTTAAAGAAGAAATCAAGCAGTACGAAAACTTCGACCAAGCGATCATCGTCAAAGAAGGCTACCCCGAAATAATTTCAGATTACTTTTCGGGTAAGATATCCCTTGACACGCTGTCGGTAGTCGATAAACTCATTGACGGCTGTAAGTATTGGGGCAATCATCTCAAGGATCCTCTTTGGGATGACATAAATATGAAGTTGATGAAGTATAGACCCTTCATCAACATTCGTACTGAAATATACAAAAACTATATCTATGATATTTACAGTGGACAATAAATCTACAAGACNCTACAAGACACTACAAGACAAATAGGAAAGACAATGAGCTTACAAGAACTCAAATCAAAACGTAAATCCAGTATGGAAAACCTCCTCAAAAAGATGGATACTGTCAATGAAGGTGGTTACTCTGATGATCAAGAGAAATACTGGAAACCTTCAGTTGGAAAAGATGGTAATGGACAATTTATCATTCGGTTTCTTCCAGAACCGAGCGGTGAAGAAACACCAGTTGTTCAACTTTTCAGCCACTTCTTTCGGGGTCCGGGTGGGTACTACGTAGAAAACTCTCTTACAACTTTGGGAAGAGGAACTGCTGATCCTTGCTCAGAGTACAATTCTATGCTTTGGAATTCTACGGACAGTGACAATCATCCCAACAGACAACAAGCAAGACAGCAAAAAAGAAATTTGAATTACTATTCGAATATCTATGTCATCAAAGATCCTGCCAATCCAGCAAACGAGGGGAAGGTTTTTCTCTTTAAGTATGGTAAAAAAATCCATGACATGATTGCGAAGAAGCTTAAGCCTGTCTACGATGACGAAGAAAAAGTTAATGTTTTTGATATGTGGGATGGTGCTAATTTCCGTATGAGAATTAGCACGGTTAAAGGTTCTGATGGCAGAAGCTATTGGAACTATGATGATTCTACTTTTGACTCACCGTCTGCACTCTTTGACGATGATGACAAGTTGGAAGAAATTTACAATCAACAGAATTCTTTGGCGGACATTGTATCGCCTGATAAATTCAAGTCTTATGACGAACTCAAAGAAAAGCTCAACAAGGTTCTTGGTGTTGACGAATCCAGTGCGGTAAAACAAAAGCCAAAGTCTGAGCCAAAACCAGATCCTGTAAAACAGACCTCATCTTCAGAATTTCTGGATGACGACATTCCTTTTGATGTCGAGTCAAAGGCTTCAGTGGATGACGATGACGATGATCTTTCAGTCTTTAAATCCTTGATGGATGATGACTAAAATAAAAAGGGGGCTTCTGCCCCCTTTTTTGTAATTATATTCCTGCCTTTGCACCCATTCCAGTTCTTCCAAAATCTTGATAATTCGGATATGCCAGCATATGAAACATACTCGCTTGTGATTCAATTGCAGGGTTTCCGGGATTTTGTGCTTGTTGTCCAGAAGGTGCTGTCGGTGTTGTTTGTTGGGTTGAAGCGTCACCATTACCCACAGCAGCAGAGTCCGATGATACTTGTGTATCTTGACCAACTTCGGTTGAAAGCGTTTCAATTATAGTAGATGTTTTCCCCATTAATGTATCAATATTTGTTGCAGCTAAAATTCCAGCAGCAGATGAGAGGTTTCCAGAAATCGCAGCTAAACCAGCTAAAGGGTTTTCACGTCCTAGATCTAAAGTTCCTTTTAGAAAGGAACCGATTCCTTCTATATCAGCAAGACCACTCTCTTCTAAAAATCCACTAGCCATGTCAAAAACTGGTGCTGCAGCTTGTTTCATCATCCCTGTGAATTCATTAAAGCCCTCTTCACCCAGAAGAAGTCTTGCCCCAACAATACCACCAGCACCTGCTGCAAACCCTCCTAAAGCTCCACCACCCAAAAG